TCTTCAGGACTAGGTTATAATGATGAGAACTATGGTTACTAAATCATAATCTAATAAATTAGAAAGCCCGGCTTTATGTCGGGTTTTTTATTGGGCGCCCACAAAAAAAGTCTCACTAGGAGACTTTTTATTGTTTGAATTTATATATTTTTACCAGTTAATTAAATTTCTAAGTCTTTCTTGTGATTCATTAACTGCGTCTTGTATTGATACAGATTCTTCTACTGCGTTACAACCGCAATCACAATCAGAACTACAATCACAATCAGAACCATGACCACAGCCACAGTCTTCAGATATAGATTCATCCATAGACATACCAATTTCTTCTCCCGCAGTGAAGAACTCATTCAGCATCGGTTCAATGAATAATTCAGCAATATACTCTTCATCTCCGTTGTCTGCAAATTGCATATGGTTCCCGTAACCGGTTGAAGGACCTATTTTTCTGTTTTTCATTTGAAGTGGCCAGTTTTTAGAATATTCTAATAACTTATTAAATATGTTAGCAATGCGTTCTGGTACTGGTGTTCCATGTTTGGTGAAGGCTTCATCAATACTTCTTTTTAATTCTTGCAGGTAAGTTGCCGCAGTATATGGACTGGATAAGGAGCCAATTTCAAAGTTTGAGGAATCCTCTATCTCAGTTTGAAAATGTTTACGTGTTCCATCTGTAACTGATTTTGCCCAATCAGCACTTCCTTGTATTGGCTTAAAATTCTGAATTGATGAGTTATTATCATCTTCTTTACGGGCTTTATCACCTTCTATTCTACGTTCTTTTTCTTCAGCGTCCCATTTGGGGTCGTGGTCGGTCGCTATTTCTTCTTTTTGAATTCCGGCTAATTTGGCTAGTCTATCTTGTTTGTCATTTTCTCCTGTATCCCAAGAGGTGCCATTCTCTTCACTATAAAATTTATTTTCTTCCTTATCATACTCGATACCACCAACATGTATTTTTTGGACTGTATCATCAAAGAACTTAACGACTATGTGGTCAGTAGAAACTTTGATTATTGTACCATGCATATATTCATCTTCGTTCTGGTCATCGGGCTCTAACTCTCCCATTGGTGGGTTAGCCCATCGGACTCTCGTGAAGTTCATTCCAACTTCTGGTTTAGGATCCGCTTCGTCTTCAGATATAGTTTCTTCTGTTAATTCATCAGTTTCTTCAACTGCTTCATCTTTTTTACCATTCTTAGCGGCTAACATTTTTGCAAATGCTGCCTTCTGTGCTGGACTTTGTGCTTCTTCTAATTCTTCAGTTTCTTCTTCAACTGCTTCGTCTTTTTTACCGTTCTTAGCGGCTAGCATTTTTGCAAATGCTGCCTTTTGGGCTGGACTTTGTGCTTCGTTAACATCTTCTTCTTCTTCGTTAACTTCTTGCATTGCATTGAATTCTGTCATCATCGCTTCATAAATTTCATTTTCATCTAATGAATACTCTAGTGGATTATCACCAAGAGTTGGTTGAATTGATTTCTTTTGCTTTGAAATACTTTCAGGTGACTTTTTAGAATAGTCATCTAAGTCTAATTTGTCGTTTGCTTCAGTAGGCTCGTAAACTTCTGCTTCTACTTCTTCTTCAATTGACTCATCATGACCATGAACGTGAGCAGATTCAATACCTGCTAACTTCATCATACGTAAAATTTCACTAGCGTGTTCTGTAGTTGTAGTAGTAGTCGTTACTGACTCACCATTATCTTCAGTTTGCGTAAGGTTATACTGTTTATTATTTTCCATTTTCATCTCCTGAGATTACAGATGGAGTAGATTTTTCTTCTTTGTCCATTTGTTCTTGTGCTTTGTCAGATTTTGGCGTAATGCTAAGTTCATTTTCTACTACGTCATGTTCTTTTTTCTCTAAATCATTTAAGAATTTATCTACGAAAGTTTTGCCATAAGTCTTACCATCATCTGACGTTTCGTCATAATCTGATGCTAATAATGCCTCTTTATCTTTGTCTTCAACTTCTTCTTGTGGTTCCCATCCTTCTGGGTGGACAACAACATGAGTAAGATATATACTAAGCAAGTCACTCAATTGCTGTTGTAGAATATCTGCTGATAACGGATAACCCGTAACTATGTCAATTTTTGAAACTTTTGCATTTTCTACTTCTTTAAAAAACATTGGATTCTTAGTGATAGGAGTCGTAGATGTCTTAGACATAGACTTAAGGTCATATTTCGACAAAAATGTCTCTATACGATTTTCTTCTGTTTCATCTAAGTCACAACAGAACCTCAGTGTGAACTTGTGTTCTTTTGTTGACTCTGTTAAATATTGTTTAAATGTTTTCATAACTCTTCCAATAATGTTTTAAAGTATAATTGTTCTATTCTTATTTATCATTTTTTATATCTTTTTGGGCGTTGTCAATGCGTTTTAGCAACTCATTTCGGTCAATTGTTATTGCTCCGTCACTTTCTAGTTCTGTACCCTCTGGTAGAGACTTCTGGACACTATGGTCCAACTTCGCTTTTTGTAATTGTAGATTAATCATCTTTAATTTTCTATCAACCTTGCTATCCTTTGCTTCCATAGCCGTTTTTAGCATCTGATTCGCGGTTTCTAGCAATTTAGCACCAGCATGTACTTCTACGTTCATTCCCAATTGAACTAAGTCATTAAATGCATCTAACGCCATTTGATGAATATCATCCATTTCTTTGTCATGTTGATTAAGGTCTGATACTAGTGGTAATGCACTATCAATCTTCTCAGTAGTCTTCAACTCTGAGTATAGAATTTGTGTTAATTCCTTAGATTCTTCAATTGATGGTGTTTCTTCCTCAATTTTCTCAACAATTTCTTCTTCTGCTGGTTCAATATTGAAAGTTTCTTCTAATTTTTTTGTCATATCATACACTCTTAATTAATTATATACGTATTTATCAAAAATAAAGTTGCCGTTTTTTGTAGTCATAGTAGCGATATGAATAAAGGATAACGGCATCCTCACCTATAAGACATATGTAACAGCAAAGCCGAAACTTATATCGGTCCTAAGGTGTGTTATCTTGGTTTGATGGGCTTCTTAGGTTTTTTAACTGCTTTAGGTTTCTTAGTGTTGGCATAGATATCACCTTCATTAAGAACTCTAAATCTCATCCCACGTTTTTTTGCCCAATGTGTTGCGGCATCCCACTTGGCATAGTTTATTGCTACTTGTGCCTGTTGCCCTCTACCTTTTGCAAATTTAGGATTAGATTGATTACTTGGTTTGATTTCGATTAGTTCTGCGTTTTTCTTACCTTTTGCATCTCTGTATACGACAATAAAATCAGGAACATATGTTGTTAGTTTACCATTCAAAGGATGCTTATACGTAATTCTAACAGGCTCACTTGCCCATGCCATCACGTTTGGATTGTTGTCACAGAACTGCATAAAAGTCTGTTCCCAACTACTTCGAAAAACGGGCGTTCCGTTTCCTGAGTATTTTTCTTCGTTTATTACTGTGTATTTGCCTTGATGGAATTTTGCCATTATTTAATAATTGCCCTTGCGACATAATTGTTTGGTGAACGAGCAGCCATTTTGCCCGTCTGGTAACCAAATCGCAAAGCACTATTAAAAACGAACTCTCCTAATTCATTGAAATCTGATTCTTCTGATAGTTCATCTATGAAGTCATAAGGATTTACACCGTACATCTTCGCAAGGTTTATAACCTCTACAGCGTACGACTCTGCCTTTTCTTGACTGAAGCCCTTTTTCAATAATTTTGCTGTTAATATATCTATTCTCATTTGAAATTCTTCTTAATCATTCTACTTACGCCAAGATTGCCAGGAGCAGAATCAGATTTAAATACAGGAATAGTCTCACTAACTACTGGCTTTAACGCTTTCTCTGTAGTCTCATATGCACCTTTTTGGGCTGTTGTAGCACCAGACAATAAACTAGTACCGCCAATATTTAGATTCTGTGGGAATCCTGTAGCCCCAACTAATGTACTTATCAAACTCTGTTTAATATTGTTCGTATTAAAACTACGTTGACCAAAAAATGCACCAATCAATTCTTGAACCATACTATCGCCTAAGTCAGTAGTATATCTTGGATATTGATTTGTAGGTGGATTGCTATCTCCTATTCCACCAAATCCTGGAATATCTGGATTCTTATACGTTGCTTCATAAGGAGTTGAAAATTCATTCGTTGGATTCTTTGAATTTTTTGAAAATCTATTTGACCTTGCAACATCTATGACACCAATTCGTTCTTTTAAGGCAGCCTCTAATGCGGCATTACCTTGTTCATTAGGGTTTTTAATTTGAGCATTATACAATGTCATTAATTCAGATATTTTTAGATTAGTATCTGCATACTCTCGTTCATCTTGTTTTAGTGTATCAGTAATTTTCTCTTTGAACCTACCATCTTCTGTTCTAGGACCATACCCAGTATCACCAAAATGGTCAGGATAAAGATTACCCTCTTTTCTCTTAAGTTGTGGACTTAATCTATCTAACATGTAATCCATGCCCAATGTCATCCAATCTGGAAATGCTACATCATCTTGTGGTTTACTTATTATTACATTTTCTGGTTGTATTTGTAAATCTGTAGTTCTAAGTTCAGTAACACTATAATCACTACTAGAAAATGTAATGTTGGTAACTAATGGATTGATTAATTCAATTTTTTGAAGAGTTCCTGCGCCTGTATTAATTTGATCCGAATGAGGAGATGGAGCATCAAGATTGCCGAAAAAGTGATATACTGTTATTTTTTCAAAATGTTGATGATAGTAATCATGGCTGGTGTCTGGTAGTTTTCTACCATGCATATTATTACTTGTTAATACTTCTTCTGCATTTGCACCTGTAATTTTAGCATCGTTATTCTTAAAGAATTTAGTATATATTGACTCTACTACATCAAACATTTTACCATCAACTGTATCATACATAGTGACATTCACTTCTGGAAAATCTACACGAGTAGGAATATAAATTCTTTTGCCATATTGGTCAACAGGCATCGTTGATGTATTGATTGAAATAGGAGACACTGCTTTTGCCATTGAAGACACCTTAGTCAGGTCATTGGAGCCAGAGTTAGTAACTGTAGTGAATTCTAAAAACCAAAGGTCAGAAAGTTTTGGAGTGCCCGAGACAATTGGCGAGCCACTCTCACCTGCAAAACCAAATCTATGTCTTGCATTCGCACTATCGGCCAGAACTCGTCTGGCCGTGTTCTTTTTACTTTTTCTAGTAAACGACATGGAGTTTAACCCTCCTGGTTAAATTAACCTGCTATTGTAGAATCAGATGTAAAGTCCATTGGAGGCATAATATCATCATTCAATACAGCATTGTCGTACTGAAGAGTTATCGTAATCGTAACTGGATCTGAAACTGCGTAATCAGTTTGTGAGTAATCAGCGTTTGTAATGAAACAACCTTCTAATTGCCACTGCTCGGTAGCATCACCAGAGTTACCATCTAAGATTTCAATCAATGTTGAAAACTTATAATTAGTACCTGCTGAAGGACCTCTTTGATTTTTGTGGTCTAACTGTGATTGTACTTGACGACCAACTAGTTTAGTTAGATTGTTTGCGATATCATCACGCAATGTAATTGTAATTGGTTCCCATGTGTGCTTGCCCATGACATACATACGTGAGTTGTATGAATCTAATGGAATTGACTCATGTGATACTTTAGGTCGTGATACATTCATAACCTGTCTTGTGAATTCTTGTGAACTGCCGCCTAATACTCCACCAAAACCAGCAACTACTACACGGAATCTATAGTTTAGTTTTGGTTGTAAGATACCAGTACCAGTGGCATTATCACCAGAATCAGTAGGTACACCAAAATTGTTTAATGTTCTTGCCATTTTCTTTATCTCCTATAATAGTATTATGAACTATGGTTTTAACACTAGTATTTATCTATTTTATTAATAATTAAGTTGTTAGTTAATATGCATGTAAAAATCGACTGTTGCACCCACAATTACATCCTGCTTTGCAATCACAATCTAGTTTTTTATGCCCACATGAACACCATTCATCTCCAGTATATTCAATATCTGGGTCTGGTGCAATAGGACTGGGTAATTCTTCTTCGTTCATTTTAGACCATGACTTCTCTTGTACAATCATGCTTTTTTTGAGTTCTTCAATGTCACCAAAATCGTCTTCAAACTCATAATAGTGTTCGAGTTGAGTATTCTTACTCTCAGGAAGATAGTCGTTGTCTGCTACTCGTTCTATTAATTCTTCGTTATATGTGCGTTTTGAACTACAGTGTGGACAAAATAGTTCAGTCGGAACCCATTCATCAGAGGCTGCAATAGACCAAAATCCATTACATCCCTTACAAGTGAAGTGCCATATTGTTTCCTTATATACTTGCATTAGCCTTTTTCTTGGATTTCTTTGCTGGAAGTGGCATCGAGGCTGTTCTTTCATTTGCCTCAGCCGCTAACTTTGTTGCATATTCTAGTACTGATAAGCCACCAGAGTATTCAATAGTTTTGCCTGCTTTTTCTATTTGAAGTTCTATATCTTTAATTAGTGTTGCAAACTTCTCTTTCTCAGCACATGGTTTTAATATAGCAGTGTACATCTCATTGTATCTTAAGAGTAGTAGTTCTAACGTTTTTCTATTTATATTCATTATTCAAATGCCTTTAATGTTGTAGTCTTTGTCCAAGGACCTCTTTCCATATATTTAGAACTAACTGAAACTGTTTTACCAAATAATTCTTTTGGTGTAAGTATCATAATTTGATACTTTCTATTTACATCATCAGTTCCTGTTACTTCAATTTCCATTTCTTCGTGTTTCTTACCACCAAATGTAACACCATGACCAGTCATAAATTTATGTACTGCTTCAGTTAATGATTCATTCATAGATATAATAACTTCTGGCATTTTCATACTAGACACATCATTACCTATACTATCTTTATATTCTTTTGCAAGTTTGTCTTGCTCTTCTGGATTATCTGTTCTGTAAAATCTATTTGCTATAGCCATATCAGCAATAATCATATCTGATGGTGCTTTTATCAATGTTGGCTTATAATGAACAATTTTCTTAGCATCTTTATTTGTTAGACTATAGAATGTACTTTCCCATTTGTCAGGATGTAATGCATACATGCCATTTCTTTCTGGTACTATGTCTGCTAGAGTATCATCACCTTTGTGAAACTTTCCTAAACCAGACAAATGAACTAACATATCATCGCCAACTGGTTGCTTTAGATGATATTCTAATCTTCCTCGTTGAGTACCCAAGTCTGAATTCTCTTTTAACAATTCATCTTTAGTTGCCTTGAAGTTACTTTGCTTCCATTTTTGTTTTAGTTGTCCAAGTTTTGTACCAATTTCTGGTCCTGGATTCATACCTTTGGCAATTAAGTCAGTGCCTGTAATAGGAAAGGTTGGTACTTCTGCATCTATGTTTACATCTTTGCCTTGTAGAGTTGCCAGTGCTGAAATTAAATCTTTATTAACTCCATCGGCAATCATATCTTCTACTTTCTTTTGGTCAAGAGAATTATTTTTATTCTTAACTAAAAAGTCTAACAGAGCCGATTCGTTGTTACTTAATCTCCAACGTTTTGCTATGTCTACTGTGTTGCCCATTTGTGCTAATGCTACAATAGAGTTGCCTTTATCTTTGACTTTGCTTAAATCGTTTGTTGATAATCCTATAACTTTACTAACACCTGTTTTAGTCATGTGGTCTAAGACACTAGCAACATTCTGTCCTGAAAGTACTTTACTCATTTCTTGCCAAATACGTTCTGCACTAACTTTTGCTAATCCTGATGTGTTTGAACTAATTGCTTTTAACGTATCGTCATTCCAACTTGGGGTCGATAGTCTGCCTTGAAATCTGAAGTATCTTAATATTCTTAAATAGTCTTCTTTGATACGTTCATCTGCATCGCCCACAAACTTACTGACTTTATCTTGTAAGTCGTCCATGCCATTGAAGTAGTCAAATACATTACCTTCCATATCCATGCTCATAGCATTGTATGTTAGGTCTCTGCGTTTAGCATCTTCTTCCCAACTCTTAACAAACTCAACTTCTGCATGTCTGCCGTCAGTTTCTTTATCTGCTCTTAGTGTTGTGATTTCAAATGGTTCACTATCTAATATTGCTGTGAGTGTGCCATGTTCTAAACCTGTTGGCTTATGTTTAATACCTGCTTTATCAAGTATCGCAATCATTTCGTCTGGTGTGGCATCAGTTGCCAAGTCAATATCTTTTGGAGTTTTACCTAAAGCAATATCTCTAACAGCACCACCTACTATTCTTAGTTCGTAGTTGTTACTCTTAAAAACTTTATCTAATTTTTTTATAGACGAAGTTATAACTGACTTTACGTCTAGTAGTTCCTCGTGTAATATTACTTCATTAATTCTCATAACTGTATTTATCAGTTTACATCAGACAATAAAAAACCCCTCACTAAGGAGGGGTTTTAAACTAAACTCTCTAGTTTATATTATAATGTTTCACCAGTATTTCTGATACGAAGTGGGATGTAGATAAATTCAACTGCTTTCGCTGGTTGTATTGCTACGTCTACCCATAATTCATTTCTGTCAATACGTGTTGGTGTGTTGTTTGAGTCATCACAAACTACCAAGAAGTCATATAAACCTCTTGTAGTAACAAGATTGCCACAAAAACGTTCAACTGCATCTCTCATATTATCACGAGTAATCTTATCATTTTGCTCGAATAAGAATGAACGAGACATCTGGTCTAAGTTATGACGCATATAGTTAACTAAACGTGCAACATTTACTCTATCTAGAGCAGTTGCAGTTGCTTGTGTTGTCTTCTGACCAAATACTGCTATTCCTTGTGCTGGGAAGTCTGCGATTGGGTTCATACGTCCTGTGTATAATGTATCACGTTGACCTTCACTTAATTGTACTTTAACAAACTCATCTTCAGCGTTTACATAACCAACTTGTGTTGCGTTTGAAACTACACCACGTGTAAGACCCGCTGGAGCAAACCATGGATATGAAACCTGGTCTGAGAATGCGATAGTTCTTAGTGCGATTGCTGATGATGGTATAACAACATTATTACCTGACAAGTCACTTGAGTAACCATGTGGATAATAAATTGCCGCGTAAGTTTCTGCTGGAACATATGTATCTGCCCATGCTTTCAATGATGTTGAATCTGATTTCAATGTCATTGGACAATCACCTACTACGAATGCGATTTCTTTTTTATCTTTATTCAAAGTAATCATTTCATCCATCAACTCGAAGTATCCTGGAGCCGCTATTAGATTGAAGTATACTGATTCTGAACGAATTCCAGTATTTCCAGTTACTGCCGATTGCATAGCCGTAACAACCATTGCTCTTTGTGCCTCTGCTCCAAACTTGCCAGAACCATCAGTGTTTACACCTGAAGCCCAAACCCACTTACCGCTAGTATATTTCTTAACGTTGTAAGTAGAGTAGTCCATGTTTATCATCAGAATGTTTTCTGGATGTAAGGCTGGATTGGCTTTTGAAGCGTGTGCTGTTCTTGCCACTGCCGCGCCTGATGAATCATAAGGTGCATCATATGAGTAATGACTGAATACTAAACCTGCTGTTGATGATTGGTCTGCTGTATCTAATTTAACCCATGCTGAACCTGACCAACGATATACTGTTGGGTACTTAGCCGCATCTGAGTCTACCCAGATATCACCAGTTACTAGTGAAGATGTTTTATCTTTACGTTTTGTTGGTGAGGATGAAACGAGTTGCAATTCGCTTGGTGCAAGACCATCTGTGTCTTCAGACCATGCGTATTTTTGCCATTCCATTGTTCCACCGTTATCAACGTTCTTCATAATCTCCATCTTAAGACTAGCATTGAACCAATGTGTACCTTCTGCGATTGTACCTGTAATTTGTGTTGCTTTTGCTTGATAAGACAATGCTTCCCAAACTGATTTAGTTTGTGTTGCTGCCGCAAAGCCCATTGCAGTGTGTCCTGAAGCAAATACTAGATTTAATTCTTTACCGTCTGTCTTAGTAAAACGAATTTTGTTTGTACCAACTTTTTCAACTTTTACATTTGCAGTATTTATAGCCGCATCTGCTTGAATTGCCGTTAAAACTGCATCAATTGTAGCAGATGAGAAAGTCTTTGAAGTACCTTCAATTGAAACTACTGCTGAAATGCTTGATATACTCGGTAACGTACCAGATGTAAGAACTGATGTTGTTGCGCCTGTGTGGCGTTTTAAGTTCCAATGAGCAAAGCCATTTGCCGCAGTGTTATACTGTGCATAAACATCACCTAAAGTTGTCAACTTAGCACTTGCTAAATCGTCTGATGCATATGAAGGTGCCTGAACTGCTGTAAATAAGCCTGATGTAGTGTTATAAACATTTAAGTCTACGTCTAAACCAGAACCTGCTGTCGATAAACGAACATAAACATCGCCTGCCGCTAGTGCAGTTGAGCCATCTGATTGTTTAGTTGGTGCGAACATGTTGAATTGAAAATCTGCTGAACCTGTGTCGCCAGATAATATCCATGCACTTGCTTTTTTCTCATAATATGAAACGTTTGCAGTAGATGTTACAACTGCGAAGTCACCTGCTTGACCAAATGCGTTTGATGGAGCCGCAAAGCCACCTGAAATTGCTTCTACGTTTCCTGTTCCTGGCGCATCATTTAAAACTGAAACTGATTGTGCCGCCCATGCTGTACCTGACCATTTGAACATTCCGAATTTTGATTTTGAAGTGTTATGCCAATATGTACCGTTAGTGATAACGCCTGCTGGTTGTGTTGATGATGCTTCTAATTCTTTTAAGTCAATATCTGCACGAATAACGTATGCGTTATTTGAAACACCTAGGTATTGATATGCCGCTAGAAGACCATACTCACTCGTCTCAGAACCTTGTACAACCTTACCGCCGACTTTATAAAAATTTGGTTCGCCGAATGTCTCGACTAATTCTCTTTGAGATGAAACTAAGTAGGCAACTCCTGCTGTTGCTGGTTTTGTACCAGCCGCAATTGCACTTCCTGAGGCATCTGCTTTGTTACTTGCCGTAGCAATAACTAATAATGGTAGAGTGCCTTGTGTAGCCGCCGCGTATTGTGATTCATCACTTACGGATACTGCAACTCCTGGTGATACTAA